GATTAGTTGTCTGTAATCTTTCATTTAATCCATCTATAAAGTAATTTCTATTCATTTATTTAGGCAATTATGCCACGCTAATTAACGCTTTTGCTGCTGCAACGATCCAACGACAGGCTACCTCGTCTGTGGCTAACTCCTGTTGGGCACGAATTTCAGCGATTTCATTGACCAAATACTCATATTCTTCTTTGGATAGCTGTCCCTGTTCATAATTTTCACGAATAACCAATAACTCGTTCGCCAATGCTGCTGCTGGACCACCCATTCCTGCTGCTTCTCTTAATTGTTCTAGCATCTTGGACCCCTTAAAAATTCAACAATACCTTTGGCAGTTTTCATATGTCGTGCTTTATATGCACGATATTCATTTACCTCATCCATAATTGGATTCTTAATTTCTTCTAATCCTATAGATTCATATCCTGGATGATAAGGTGCTTCTGCTACTAATCTATCTTCAGTTGTAAATGTAGTCATTATCTTCCTTTCCAAGCATCTACTATTACATCGATTCTAACTTTATTTGTTTTAACAACAGATTCGCAGAATACTTTGTTCTTGGATTCTCCTGCTTTCTTGATAGCTTCTTGCAATTTTCCAATAGCTTCTGCTTGTGGGTCAGATCTTAAAACAGCATAAACTTTTAATCTCTCGATATACTCGTCTGCGTTTTGGAACATTAACTGATTACCACATTCTAATTTATCAACTGCTATTTTGGTATCAACTAAACGACCAAACATTTCTGGGTCGTGTGGTCTTGGTAGGATAACAGAACATGCAGATAAAGAAACTACGGCAAGAATCAGTATTAACTTTTTCATACAGCTTTACCTGCACTCTTTAATGAACTTAATGGATCAGATTGAGAGTCGAACTTATGGGCTTGAGAAGCAAACTTCTTACCATTGTGATAGAAGTGAACAGAGCCACCACTGGATTTAACTGTAATATTCTTATGGTCTTTAAGGATATGTTCGTGGTCTTCGCTTGGCTTACTTGTATGGTGTTGAACACCCTTAGCAGTTTGATATGTTGTATGCTTAATAAAACTGTGCCCCTTTTCTTCTGCAGGAGTCTTATGTGCATGTAGAACTTCACGAATATGTTTAACTACATGGTCGTGGTTATTGTTGTCTAAGTGGTGCTGCAACTCAGCAGCATGATCGTGAGCAACTTTATGTAAAAGTTCTTTGTTGCGTTTCTTAATATCATCATGCAACTTAGGATCTGCTTTTGCAATTTCTTTACGCTGGTCTTTATTCTTACCTTTTAATTTAGGATGAGCAGCAAGTATTGCGTCTTGATGATCTTTATAATGCTGTCTGGCTTTTGAACCACCAGATTCCATACCAAGACTTGAAGACGGAATGTTTTTACTGGACTTATCGCTGACTTTTAAACTTACGCCATGATGATGTTCTTTACCTGTCTTTGGATGCTTGGTAGTTACATAAACGTCAGAAGAATCTTCTTTCTGTGTTGCTTTGTGACCAGTTACCTTTTCTGTATCTCCAGGTTTTGAAGTCCAATGCACTGCTGAAATCTTATGCCCTTTGTGAGTAGAATCGATATGTGCCTTAATATGATTGGCAGCACTCTCTGCATTTTTAGCGATCTTATCATAATCTTTAGGGTGAATTTGTTTCTTTAATCTCTCGTGTGCTTGCTCAGGTGTTTCATCGTTTTCATTCTTGTGTTTCTCTAGATGCTTACCACCATTTAAATGTTTGCCGACTAATAGTTCGTGCAACACACCTTTAGTGTTATTGGAAACACCACCCTCTTTGGAAGCATCATCAGCTGCTTCGATAAGCAATTCTTCGTAGTATTGTTCTTCTGCTAAGAACGATTTAAAATTTTTCATTACTTTACACCCATATGTTTACGTAAGTCGTGATACAATTCTGTTTTATGTTCTGGTTTCATCTGTGACGATAGATGAGATTCAAACTTTTTCTGTTCACCAGCTGCAGCGTGACCACGAAGTTTAGTTCCAGAAATACCTTCAGTTCCTTTTGCATTTGGATCACGTTTACCTGCATTGTGGAACTTTATACTCTTGAAATTGTAATGTCCATGTGGACCTTCTTTTCCATTATACTTTTTAATCAATTCATGCATTGGTTTACGATCATCGCCACCAGCAAAGTGTAAATGAGTAACACCTTTTTTGTGCAACTCAGCAGCATGATGAAGAACAGTAGGATGTTCTTTATCAGCTACCTTAACATTGGTTCCAGGAAATGCTCTCTCTGCATGTTTCTTTTTAACATCAGGTGGTAATGGATTAGATCCGTCTTTAGTTGCATGCGAACCTGATAATACCAATGTATGTTCTGCATTATGTTTCTTGGCAGTATCATGCATATGGGTTACGAGTTTCTCATGACCAGCAGTTGGAGGATTCATTCGACCAAAAGCAAGAACATGATGAACGTCTTTTTCTGATTCTACAATATAAGATTTAAATGTCTTCATTTTCTTGGCTTTAATAAGTTGGCTTTACTGAATTCTGCACGATTAACAATTTTAGATGGTTCTTGTTTACCTTTGTGCGTATAATTTATAACATATCCCTCAGGATCTGTTTTCTTATCTCCAATATGATGCTCAAGACCGCCAGTATGCTGGTTTAAATTCTTAACTAAAAGGTTTTTACCTTGCTGTAAATGCTGATGCATTTTAAATAGATTCTCATAATGCTCTTTATTTTTCTCAACATGCGCAGCGTGACCAGAACCAAGATTACGCTGAGCAGTTTGTCCCTTCTCAGACTTTAGTTTAGACGCTTTCTTTTCATAAACATCCTGAATATGTTTAATGAATCCTTTTGCGTTTGGTTTTGTATCTTTGCGAACTGTTTGATTGATGTAAGTTCCCAAATGTCCAGCATCACCTTTGTGTTCTGGATGGATCGCACCATACATCTTATCGCCGTGTTTATCATGAATATCTTTTGCAGCATTCATGTGGCTTTGGAATCTTTTCTGATCTGCTTGAGTATATTTAACTTTGCTAGTATCATGCTCGGCACCAGCAAGATGCACATCTTTGTGTTGACCAAAACTTTTCATATCAGGATGAGGAGTTGCTTTCATCGAAGCAAAATCTTTACCCTCATATTTTTGGTGAACAACTAACCCAAATTTAGATTGGGCTGTTTTCTTGGCTTCATCGCCATGCGCAGTATACTTAATTGTATTTGGTGTATAAGAAGCAGTTCCCTTCTTCTCATCATATTTAACATCACCCTCAGAGTGCATAACGTCACCCTGATATACACCTTGCTTAGGTGCAACCTTTGGTAGATGTTTTAGAGCATGCTTTAATTTTTCTGCGAGACCTGGAGCATGACCATGGTTCTTGTCAATGTCCTTAGCAGTATAGTTGATTTTTGGGTTTTTATTGAACGCTGACTTGGAAGCAACAAAGAATTTTCCAGTTTCTGGATGCTTTCCAAAAACCAATGATGGCGATCCGTCATATTTCATGGTCAGATCGCTGGATTGTTTCCCAGCTTTAATGTGTTCATGTCCATGGTTTAGTGCACCAAGAGCATGTTCGAACCCTGAAGAACCATGGAATAGAGGGCGATCCTCTACATGATGGATGTGCTTCAGTTTCTCTTCTTCGGTTTCTTCTTTAAGGAATGTTTGGAACGACTTCATTTTACCCATCTATACAGTTATTATACCCTACTTTTACAATAAAGTAAAGCATTATTTTAGTAACCCTACGTTCTGAAGGGTTATTTTAATCCATTGAAAACAATGACTTACAGAGGTATTTATAAAAGTCTATGAAGCGAATGCTTTAAGTAGAGACTGATTGTCAGTTAAGCTGTAAGCTGTTCTATTAATAGTGACGTTATTTTGGGATGTAATGGGTGCTAGGTTATAGAGAGATTTTCTTAGGTTTGAAAATTCTAAAGTCATAACGAACTGGTAATCGCCACCACCCTTTGGCTGGCATCTAGTTCTGATTCTAGCTGATGTGCAGTTTGAGAAATCTTCGATCTTCTTGGTTAGCTTGGCATTCAATTTTAACGGATCGAATTTATTCATTAAATAGAACCCATGAGTACCTACATTGATGTAGTAGGTTTTCTTCTTATTGTAGTAGTCACAGATAGCCTTAGCTGGGACTGTTATGTGGACCTCGTTCTCACCCTTATAACTTTGTATATCAATTTCATACGCTTTGCGTTTGTCTTTAATACCACCAGTAAGTATTTTTCTACCAGCTTGGTCATTCTGTAGAATAGGAACTTTACTTCTCCACTTCTCACCAGCAGTACCCGATACATTCATTTCTTGGAGAAGGTTGTATTGAGTTGCGATATCTCGCATCATGATTTTCTCAGGATCGCCTTTAAGGTCTTCAGCGAATGCCCACTTACCGTTGTAGTATTTTAATACTAGAGATCCTGCTGCAGTTGGGGATATCTTTAACTCACATCCTGTTGATGTTGATATACTTTTAGTGACGATAGAAAGATCTGGTTTATCGTGCGATGCGCCAGCTGGATCACCTACAGTGATTTTGTATTCTTTCAATACGTTATGTGCGTTTCTCTCGTAATCGAAACCTTTTTGTGCCATGGGAACCCCGTACAATAATTATTGTACTATTTAGGTCTGCGCTGTCTACGAATAACTTTCTCGTATTTGCGATCCCACTTACCGATCTGGTCAATGATCTTTCTTGGAGATTCATTGTTTCGGAAGTCGTAGTCGAATGTCTTGAGGAAATAGTGGAGGGTTTTTGAATCGCGAGATTTCTTGCAGCGATTTAGTAGCGTATTAATATCTACGTTTGGTCTTAGTACTTTGAAGTCTAGGTATACACAATGAGCATATGCTTGTATCTCATCGAACTCAGAAAGGTACTTTCTTTCTGCGTCTTTTTTGGCTATACCAACTTTCTTATAAGGAACAACATAATTGCTCCATGTATCATCACGTCTATCATATTGCATGAAGTGAATTATCTCATGCATCAAAGTTTGCAATAAACGAAACTTAAACTTTTCCCAAACTTGGTCATTGAAATTAAATGTATCAAATTTGGTTGTATGTATTATTAAAAGTGACTGTCTATTTTCTGGATCATACTCACCACCAATACAAACATACTTCTCAGTCCAACTAGCCTTAGACTTCTCTTCTCTCCATACAACTTTAGTTCGCCACTTTTTAAGATAGTTGGCTAAACCTTTTGAATCGTTTCTATACTTGTCTAGATCCTTGAGGACTTTTGCTGGAACAAGTTTAGCCCTAAATGGACGCTCATAAAAATTGAGCATGTCCATCCAGTCGGAGTTATAATTTTCCAGGAACTTCATATTCAGCCCTATTTGATAAAAGGAACTGGCTCCTGCATACCCCTTTCCCAAAAATACAACTCAACAGTTTGGGGTAACAGTTTGCGCATCCCTCTCAGTACTTTTTTGTTGTCTTCATAATGTCGTTGTATACCCAATTCAAGCACCCTTTCGGACTTAAATCGGACTACATTTTCAACAGTTCTGGTATTATCTAGAAGATGGAAGGAAATTACTCTTCCACCATAATATTTATTCAGCCAGTCTTTTGTGATTGTATGTATTCTTGGCTCTCGTTTTCTTGCAGAAATGGCGTAAAATTGGGTCTCAACTGGCTCTATAAGTTTCTCGGCATTCTCGTACCAATCGTACAAAAAGTCCTTCCTAGCCTTTCTTTGAACCCCATTCATTTTACCCCACTTCATTTCGGATGGCGGTGGCTGAGCAGCCAGAACCCCATCGATGTCATAAGAAACTATCATAGGATTAATGGATCAACCTTTCCAGTCTTTTCTACAACAGCTTTCTGCTTTTCCCAGATATTTCTACGGACTTCCTCTGGGAATGACGCAAACTTATCCAACTCCATTTTGGTATCTGTAGGGAAACACCAATTCAAACCATTGTTACCTTTCGGTGCGCAGACAGGAATACCTGCATAAAGAGCATGATATGCACGACCAGTTCTCCAACCAGACTTCTTATGTTTATCGTCATAGACAGCTAGACAGCCATAGAACTGTTGATAGAACTTTCTACGATCTCTTTGCTGTGGGTTTGGTAGAATCTCAAGTGCTTCAAAATCATCCCATTCAGCTTCTTTACCTGCAACTTGAAGACAACGTGAAGAAGTAAACTCTTTGAAGTATTTGGTTCTGCCATTTGGTCTACCAATGTAAACCACCTTCTCAATATTACCTGGATGAAATTCAGCAAACTCCATACCAGATGCCATGGGTAAATCAACAGTTGTAGTTCCGATAGGACACTTCAGGATAGTTGCAACTTCATTACACTCAGTCGCATTGGCTGCAATAGTCCAACGTGACCAATCTTCATCAGGTAACAACTCCCAAAGGAATGGAAGATCTGGATCGTCATTCAAAAAGATGATGCGACCCTTATGTGCTTTAATCATCTCAACAGTTTTATCCCAGTACTTCTGATAGAACTGCAAATTAGTTCCACCAAACTCAAGCATGAGAACATCACAATCTTGATATGTGTCAAATGTTTCAAACCCATCATCTTTGGTTGCATCAGTTGCTTCTGATAGTGGAATGATTCGATGACCAAAATCAAGCATGTTCTTGAACAGAGCAACACGTTTCTCTACCCATGCTCCACGAACACCATTCTCTTTGTTGGTCAAACCAATCTTACCAGAAACTCTGCGATAACCAATTTTAGTTCCAGTATTGCTAGAGTTCTTTGAATAGAACCACTCTAACAACCTTTCTTCACCTAGAAACTCATGTAGTGACATAATAAACCTTACGCAAAAAATTCATCAAGTGATCCAGACTTCATTGATTCTGGATGATATTTAATTAGGATTTCATCTCCAAGTTTTTCACGACAATAGTCGTACCACTCGTCAGAAGTCCACATACCTTCGGAAACACCATTCCAAAGTTTACGTTGCATCGGATGTTCAGGATTCTTGCGACGTTGTTCAACGAAGTCATAACGACAGTTCTCATATTCCCAAGAACCCAACTCAAGCATCTTCTCACGGAAGTAGCAAACCAAACTGATACGCTCAGAACCTTCTTCACAAACGATAGGAGTGTTGCCATGCATAACATCATGGTTGTTAATCAATAGCAAGTCGCCTGGACGTGGATTAACAGCAACACGATACTCAGGTGCAATCAAATAACCACCACTGTAACGTCCATCATTTGACAAAGTTAGTAGATTTGAAAGACCACTATTTAAATCGCCAACGTCATAGTGAGCAGCAGTTCTGAATGTTTTATTCACAGTAACAGTTGTGAATGGAGTTCCAGGAACTAGGAAACGAGGATCAACTTGTCTCGCTGCTTTCATCTGTGCTTCATAACGCTGTGGTAGTAGATCCCTAAAACCATTTGACAATGTTTGTAGGAATGGGTAAGCAAGTGCAAACTTCTCAGGATTCTTGGCAGTGTAAGATGTTGCACGACCATAAGGAATGCGAGGATAACGATCGAACCAACCTGCGATGCCAGAATAAACTGAGTTAGCGTAAGTGGTTGCACAAATCAATTCATCAGCAACAAAGTTTGCTTCTTTAATTTGTTCTTGTCGTGGAAGTGTACGCACTTTCTCAACCCACTGATCGAAATTAAAATTGGTTGACTTAGTTCTTTCAATCGACCAAACATTATTGCGATTAGATGGAGTAGGTGGTTTACCCTTATAGCGTTTGATAATATCTTCTACAGGATCTCCTGCAAGACCAGAGTATGGGTCAAGGAAGTATTCAACCATCTCAGATTCATACTCAGTAACCCATTCACGATTACCCAACTTCTCACCACGTGGACCTGCTGCTGCGCCACGATTCTGTGTTTCAGTTGCAGCTTCACGAAGACCTGCATACGCTTGGTCTTGTTGTTCTTTGGTGAAGAAGTTCTTACGGAACTTCAATACAATCCTGTCTTCATTGATAGGATCTTCACCATAAGGTGCTGGCATATAAACATCAGTATCTTCTTCGATAAGATGGTCGTAATGATTCTCGTCAACGAATTGACCAATCAAATGTTTACAATCAATCTTTTTATCAGCGACAATAACTTTAACTGTCATTTCTCTCTCCTAAAACTTAAATCCACTAAACTCGTTCTCACTATGTAGTCGTTTACCAAAATCTGATTTATCAAACAATGGTTCGTCTTTTTCTTTAGTTCCAACATCTGATAGCCCTGCTTGCGCAGAAACTTCAACATCATATAACTTCATTTTAGATCTATCGATACCAACGACAAACCTCTTGTAGAAATTTGGGTCGTTGTAACGATTCTTCAACTGCTTAACGATAATCTGATTCAACTGCTCAAGTTCTTCATTACTCACAAGTGCGAACATGAAATCAGCTGTCGCAGGGAGTCCAAAAGATTCTGAAGTGTCCTCAAGTCCTGGGTCTGAGTTTGTAAATCCAGATCGAGTTGTTTGAGTTGCACTAACAATAGGTACGTTGTATTCAACTGCCAGTCCCCTTAGTTCTTCAGCGATAGCCTTAATATATGTATAAGAGTTTACACCATGGGTTTGTTTCATTCTAGATGAAGCACAGATATTCAGATAGTCAATAAAGATAATATCTGGAGCAAACTCTCTCTTAAGTTTTAACTCTTCCAACAAAGCACGGAAGTGACCAGCATGAGCACCTGCAGTTGGATACTCTTTGACAATCAGTGTTCCCTGTGTTTTTGTAGCAATCTTCTGTAGACGTGAATCAAAGATATCCCGATCAACAACTTTCAATTCATCCATGGTTAGGTTAAGTAAGTTTGCATCGATACGTTCAGCGATACGTTCTTCAGCCATCTCCATTGTTATGTATAAAACATTTTTACCCTGCATAAGAACACTGGCTCCAACGTGACACATAAACAACGATTTACCAACACCTGTTCCTGCCAAAGCAATGTTCAAAGTTTTCTTACTGAGTCCACCTTTGGTGATTTTGTTGAACATCTCAAGATCGAAAGCAATTTTCTCTTCCACCCTGTGATAAAAATCATACCTATCATTAGCATCCTGAATGTAATCATGACCAACATGATTATCAAAGCAAACACCAAGTGCTTCACTAAGAATAGTAGGTATCGCATCTTGTTGATGCACTTTGTCCCTACCATCGATAATTTGAATTGATTTAAGAATCGCATTATAAACTGCCCTGTCTTTACAAAACTTTTCAGTCTGACCAATCAACCATTCTTCATTAGGTTCTTTATTAGTCAACTGTTTGGCATATTCTTGGAACTCAGGAACTTCTTTGTCAGTTAGCCCTTTGATATTGCCAATCTCAATAGCCAGAATCTCAGGTGATGCTGGCTTATTATACTGCTCAAAAAACTCAACTAAGATTTTAGCGATAGCACTTTCTTTACGATCTGCAAAATACTCAGTCTTTAAATGAGGAACTGCCTTACGACAGAACTCCTCATTGTGAATCAGGTTCGATAGGATCGCCTGTTCTATTCTCATCAACACCACCTGTGTACGTTAAATTATTATTCGCAATACCTTCATGAATAAGATCTTGAAGGATATCACCTATGTATTTCTCAAAGGGTTTCATGTCAGTGATAACCTTATCGTTGTAGTCAAGAATCTCATATTCAAAACTAATCTTCAAGGAATCGTTGGCTTCATCTTCTTCGAAACCAACTTTACCATAAGAATAAATTATACCTTCATATGCACCATCTGTCAACTTTATCGCATCATGTCCATTACTGCGATTTTGCACAGTAACATAATTGCGCATATTATTCTTCATCATCAATCGCAGCAAGTTCTGCATCGATATCTTCATCTTTAAGGATATCTGTTGAACCTACCTGATATTTGTTTTTAACAAACTCAATGAAAGACTTTTGCATAAGTACTGGCATCCAGAAGTCTTTAGTATCTGTATCTTTCAGGCGATACTTCTTATCTTCAATAACACCATCTGCATCTACTTTACTATACCAACCATTACTTGGCTTGACAACATGCCCAGACTCGAGTGCGATATCAAGTAAGCCAGACCAACGGCTAATACCCCCATCATGATATACAGTAACAGGAATCTTAGATTTTTCACGCACATAACGAGATTTCTCCACATTGATAATAAAATTATATCCAACAACTTCAGTCCCTTCTTTTTCTTGTTGACGACCAAGAATGTATACATTATCGGCAGAGTACATGGCACCAGTTCCACCACCGACAATAGGTTTGGGGAACATACCGATCTCCATATATGTATGATTAACAACAACCAATGGAATATCTTTAAGGTTCAGGTGTGGTGTAATCATACGGAACAATGACTTCATCTGTTTGGCACGACTCATATCAGCAACAGATTTGCCATCAAGTGCATCTTCTACTTCCTTCTTAGACGCAAGATTACCAATAGAATCAATAACAATAATAAGATGGTCGCCACGTTCAACTCCTTGTAGCTGTTGCATGATGTCAAACTTCAACTGCTCTACGTCAGTAAGTGGTGTATGGATAACACGCTCGGTATCAATACCGAAAGAATCAAAGTATGCTTGAGGTGTGCCGAACTCTGAGTCGTAGAAAAGCAACGCAGCATCGGGGTACTTGTCCATATAAGACTTAGCCATTAGCAAACTGAATGCTGTCTTGAAGTGTTTACTTGGTCCAGCCCACATTGTGATACCTGGAGTCAAACCACCATCAAGACGACCAGACAATGCAATATTGATTGCTGGGACAGTGGTAGGAATCATATCCTTCTTTGTGAAGAACTTTGATTGTGATAGAATAGCAGAATCTTTAATCGTACTATTCTTGCGAATTTTATCTAGTATACTCATTTTTCAACTCCTAAAATTTTATTATACACGAAGTATGGTTATTTGTAAAGTTTTATTTTGGGTTAGATTTGTGATGTGGCACATCGAATACAAAGGTTACACGAACTTCATTGCCAACATTTTCAGTTCCATGTTGCAATTTATTATTGAACCACAACAAAGTTCCTGGCTCTACTATGTATTCCTCATCTCCAACCATATATTTGTATCTACCTGCGATGGAGAGATGGTAACGATCTCTGGTCTGATAATAACTACCGATGTCTATATGTTTGCCGACAGAACCACCAACTGGCAATGACAAGAATCCACAACGTGAATGGTCGTGGAAGTTTCGTTTCATAAATCTAACAATTTCTGTGTGTCTGTTATACGCAGGTGTTTTAATGCAATACTCAGTGTCACCAACATATTGCGTTTCATTCTCAACACCACCAATAACTAATTGCAAAACACCTGCATTAATTTGTGGGAAGTCAAATTCTTTCTGGACTGTTGAAGCACCTTTCATCTGACCTTCAGAGTTCCAATCATCTTTGTAAAGTTTTAATTGAGCAAGAATCTTTGATACGTTGATTCCTGTTTTAATCACTTTAATATTATCCAAAGAAATCCTCCAATGATGACTTGGCTTCAACATTCCAACCAATCGGCTGGATTACAGTTTGCATTGCATCGAGGAATGTCTTTTCAAACTGTGTTTCATAATCAATAAAGTCATGCAAACCAAACTCTTTCGGTAGATTTTGCGGGAATGCGATAACGTCTTCCTGGAATGGATTTGGTTTTCTCACATATACAAACTTAACCTTCTCACCCTCTTTAATCAACTGATACTTCTTTTCAAGTCCAAGTTTCTTGACATAATGATTGTAAAGTAGTGAACCCCTTACATGGATAGGTGTTCCCTTGGTATAGATCGGAGAACCAGCATATGTTCTCAAACCATTTACGCCACGTGGGAAAGCAATATCCTCTACTGGCATTTGGTTGAATTCTTCACGGAACTTTTCGATATACGAGTGTAAGTCCGCTTGACTGCCCTTGAGAATAACTTCGATCGAATCTTTAAGTTTGTCACGAATAACAGCAGGTGTACTTGACTTGACCATTTCAAGCCCCATAACTTTGAGTTTCGGTTTAGCATACTGCACTCCTTCAGAATTGTGTACGTTCAATATGTATCTTTTCTTGGCAGTCCAGATACCCTTATCGGCAAGAACCTCACGTTTCATAATCATCTTCTGAGAGTATGCGTTCATATACTCACCCAACTTTTGATACGTTTGGTCAATGAATGGTTGGAAGATCTCTTCGCAAACCTTATCCATATATTTAATTTTCTGGTCGTCAGTTTTACCTTCGCAAACTTTCTCGATCAGTTCTTCCAATGTTAGATAGATTGAATCTGTGTCAATGGCGATAACAAAGTCTTTACCTTCTGTCTTCATGACCTTGTTGAGATAACGATTAAACTCATTTGCCATCCAACGAATCGATAGTTGACCACTGGTAGTAATACCTTCTGCCATGCGAATATCAAAGTAACGGAAATACTGATTACCCATCGCACCATAAGCAGAGTTGAGAGCAATCTTCATTGCCATCTGCAGGTTGTTCAGTCGACTAATCTCTTTCAGTAGTTCTTTCTTGGACTTGTCGTTCTGATATTCCTGTTCAACTTTCAGCATCTGCTTCTTGAACTTACTGCGGTCTGAATACATCTTCTCCATCAACTCAGGCATGAACCCTTTGATATCTCTGCGGTAAGTCCAGCCATTGGCAGTCAACGCAAGATCCCTACGCTTACAATATTCAGTATCAACTTCTTGATTGAGCAGACGTTCAACGTTGCATGAGATCTTCTCACCACTCAATGTTTCTGGTGAGATGTTATACTGCATAATCAAGTGAGGATATAGACTGTTCAAGTCAAAAGAAGCAACCCACTTATGCATACCCAGCAATGGGTCTTTAACGAAAGCACCTTCAAATGCTTCATTCTTACTGGAACCAACCTTGGTAGGAATGGCGATATGTTTCTTACGCAGGTGATTATAGATGATGGCGTCCCACATTCTTACCTGAGAGAATACATCTTCATAGTTAATCTTTGCATTGTATGCCATGGTAAGACACAACTCAATCAGTCGCATCTTATCTTCAAGTTTGTCAACCAACTCTACGTCGTGAATGTTATACTCAACGAAGTCTTGCCAGTAATTTGTATAGAAGTCTTTAAATGTATCTCCAGGGTTTTCTTTCTTGGCATCACCAAGTTCTTCACCTGCGATATAATCTAGACGATAGGACTCTTGCTTTTGATAAGTGAACTTCTTATACAAGTCAAGATAGTCAAGTTGGCTTACACCATGGATGTCAAATGAAATTTCTTCGTTACCTTTAACAAAGATCTTTCGTTCATTGATATATCCCCATGGTGAAAGTTTGGCTGCGATTGCTTCGCCAAGTTCACGCTGAATACGTTTAGTCAAATATGGTACGTCAAAGAATCCAATGTTCCATCCAGTTAGAACATCAGGATAATTCTGTTGCCAGAAAATCATAAACTCTTTGAGAAGTTGTTGCTCGTCTTTGCAACGGAAGTAAGTAACATCCTTGCGAGTATTTTCAAACTCACGTGTGCCGAAAGTGATAATACTCTTAGATTGAAAGTCTTTGATTGTGATTAGTAAGATCTCTTCATTCGCCTGTTTGACATCAGGGAATCCATCTTCAACTGCAGTTTCAATGTCGATGGTGAACACTTTAATTTGTTCCATATCCCAACGAACATCACTCTCATAAGTGTCGCTGATATATTGGTGAACATAGTTAGTGTTTCCGTAGACGTTGAAACCCTGCACTTCTTTGTAACGATCAAAGAACTCACGTGTTTCTTTTACAGTTCCAGGTTTAACTTCATCGATAACTTGACCATCGAGTGTGCGCCACTGGCTCTCTGCTTTATTTGATGTTACATAAAGTGTTGGGTAAAAGTCGATCTTACGTTGAAACGCTCTGCCGTTTTCATAACCTCTGACACACATTTTGTTACCAAAGGGAAATACGTGCGTATAAAAAATCATATTTTGTTTGCTAATCTTAAAATTTTAACTTGATCATTGGGTGCAAGATATGCTCTTACAGTTAAGCATCGTCTCATTGTAATTGGATCATCGTAGTAAGTAAACTCAACCAGTCTATTCTCGAGCATATGTTTTATCATATCTCGAGTTAGTTTTTCTTTCACCTGCATGATTGCTGTTTCATCACCATCTTGTAATAGAGTTGAAAACGATTCATCCATCTCTGCTTTACCCACTACCATCTTACCACCGATGGCATAGTCGTGCGAATGAAATATTGGTACGTTTAATATTTTGATTTTATTTACCATACATAAGTTGCATAGCATCCAATGCACAATCATGTACTGGATGATGTTTGATTACACTGTGTCGTTTAAATGTTGGGTGATTGACTTCACAATAACCATTCGTGGAACCAGTAAAACAATCAACAGCAGTTCTCACGTCCCTCCACATATTATACGTGGTAATCGGATTAATGTCAAGTTTAACGCACAAACTATCTATTGCAACTTGGTCAAGAGAACCACGTGCCCACATAGTTTGCTTACTTGCGTTAGGATACTTCGCCATATAATCTTTTAGAATTTTAATCGCATCTTCTGCAATTAAATCATCTGGACTTGCATCAAAAGAAACCTTGCGAACATATTCGTGTTGATTCTTCCACCAATCAATTGTGTCTTTTGAAATGGTGCGACCAAGTCTTTCAACTTGGTCTTTTGATTTTAACTTAACGAAACATGCATCGTCAAGAAGTTTCTGATAGTCAGGTTGTTCCTCTGGATCGAAATAAATTAAACCTGCAGATAAAATCACGCAGGTTGATTCGATACCCAAAGTTTCTACATCAAATACAAACATTACCAGTCTCTCTTATATCCAATTGGTGTGACGAATGCATTCATCTTTTGTTCATCTGTCCAGTCTTTAGTGTAGTCATTATCTTTATCAGCCAATGGAATAATTTCTTCTTTGGCAATCTCTCGAGTGCTTAGAATTGTTTCTCCTACCCACAACTGCGAGAACTCATTCATCTCTTCAGATGTAACTGTATCAGCTGCCCATTGTTCAGCTGTGCAAGGATATTCACCATCATTGTGGTTATCAGGAACTTCAATAACATAACGCATACGATATTGAGAAATAGTTTCAACCAAAACAAACTTACTCATCGATCATCTCCTTAGTAATAGCAAGTGACTTCTCCAATGCTTTTCCTGCGACACGCAGACCATATTCCATCTCACGCTTTTGCCTTCTCGCAAGCAACAACTCACGATTAAGTTTCAGATTTTCCTCATACAACTTTGTAGTATTTTTCTGAAGCACATCAACATATGTAGTTAGTTTATGAATAGTCACCCACGATCCATCAGCGAGTTTAGTGTGACCATCACGAATACGAAATTCGTCAGTCCATCTCTCACCTTCTTTGTACTTGGGCATCGGCTCAAATAAAAACAATTCTTGTTCTTGAAATTTCTTCACAAGTGGAGCGAATTGACGTTCAACATCGTCTTTACCATAAAACATTATTCATTCTCCTCATACTCATATTCTTCAGTACGACCTTCCATTGCTGCGTGGATATCACACATAGTACGATGCCAACCATCGGTATAAGTTTTACCTGGAGCACCACACTCTTCACATGTACGATAACTCATACTCTCAGCAAAAGAGATGTAGTTATAGTGTTTATCAGTTGCAGCCTGAACATAGAAACGAAGACCACCGAACTTTTCTTTGACTTGAACAGCAACTGGAACCCTTAGAGTTTCTTCATCCAGTTTTGCTTTGGCTTCATCAATTGCTTCTTGCGTTACTGTTTTTGTTCCATAAAGAACATTACCAACACCTGTTTCCATAAGATAATCATATCGACTTTTTGCGCTACGATATTCCGAAGTCAACAAACCACAAAGAATATCGATGATGTTATACCAACCATCACCACATTCGAAACCCCAGCACATGGCTGTGTGTCGCATATCCGCATTACGATCTTTAAAGATAAGCGGATACTTTGCACATAGTGCTTCGTCTAATTCTTTTCTCATGATAATTCTCTACTCATTTGATATTGCCAAAACCTATACAACTCTTCATACGCTCTAAGAACTTCATCAGGAAGTTTATTACCTTTACGTATTTCTTCTTCAATCACTCTTCCGAGTGTACGAGCTAATCTAATTTCTTCTAAATCCACCATATCAACTCCATGTTCTGTGGTTTTCTGCCACATGCTCAATACCATCATACTCATGAATGTGCCACTCAACACCATCGGGAATATCTACAATAGCAATCTCTGCTGCGAAACCATTGGCAGCACTACCCATCTCTTCAATCACAGCAATCAAGTCTGGGTCTGAACGATCTTCACAGAACTCATAGTAACTGAGATAACCATCATCTTTGCCACACATACCGTCTTTCCAATATGTAACACCAAAGATTTTTCCTTTGGTTGGATCTTCTTCCTTCTCAAATGCAATACCTTTACGTTCAAGCAACTTCTCGAACGCTGTATCACTCAAACCAAACCCACCGAAGCAACGATTAATAGCTACTCTTGTCATTTTTAACTCCTAATACTC